GACCAGGTGGGCCCGTCCTCTGGGAGACGATGGTCTTCGGAGGCCGACTGGACCAGGACCAGGAGCGATGTTCCGGATCGCGCGAACAGGCTGAGGCGATGCACGCCCGGATGGTCGAGGCGGTGATGCGAGCGCAGGCAGGAGATCGGGTATGACTCCTGGGCAATTGGTTGGGCTCCTGACCGTTGTCGGCCGACCCTTCATCACCCTATGACCACGATCGTCCTTCCCGGATGGCTTATCCTGTTCCTCGCGTTCAACGCTGCGGCATGGCTGGCCGTGCTCGCGCTCGAAGTCGTGAGCATCAATCGCAACAATGCGATGAGGGCCCGCCTGGCTGAACTGGAGAAACGAGAATCATGACCGTCCACCTCGAGGACATCATCAGCGACCGTGACCAGGTCGCCTCGTGCGTCGGTTTAGTATGCGCGATGTGTTGGTCCTTTTTCTGTCTTCTTCGTTTGGTAGGAGCGCCCAAGCGTTTCGCCAAGGTCGCCACCTTCATCTCCGGGACCATCGGGGCGGGCTTCCTCGCTTGGGTCATCTTGCCGATCATCAGGGTCGTCATCGTTTGGCATTGAGGAACGGCGCTGTCGTCTAGAAGTCGGATCGGGTAGGGTCACCTTAATTCACCCTCCGCTCAGTCCAGTCCGTAGGGGCTCACGCCGGGAGTCTTAATCGGGCGGGCTGGGGTCCAACGTGGTGAAGGCATACGTCGGCCTGCAATATGGCCATCGGACCCGCCCCGGTGTGCCGCGCGTGCAGCGTTGCAGCGGGTCAATCCTCAGGGCTGCCTGGAGTTCGCTTCGGGCAGCCCTCCCGAGCAACCAACTTCAGCGCTTCACGGCTTCCAGCTTCTCCGTCCGCACCGTTCCGGTGACGGTGTTGGTCACGCACACTGTGTCCTTTCGCACCCGGACGACCTCGTAGACGCGGGGCGTGGTGACCGGCACCGCGACCTCGGTAATCAGTGGGACCTCGATCACACTCTCCCCAGCCCAGAAGGGAGCCAGGGACGACCCCGATGCCGGGGTCCGCTCCACCGTGAAGTCGTCATGACAGATGCGGATGGGCGCCGAGACGTTATCGATCACGACCCACTTGCGAATCCTCGCCACCCCGTTCGTCGTCGCCCGCTTCGCTACCGCGAAGTCCTCGGTCTTCAACTCGAAGGTCTGATCGCCGTCGCCCACTGTGCCTCCCCCGACAACCCCCGTGCCGGGAGGAGTCACCACACCCCCGTTCGGAGGCACAATAGCCGGGGGAGGCTGAGCGGGTAGCTGCGTTACGTGGTGACCGTGCCCATGACCAGGGCGCCCTCGGTACGAGCAGCAGCCGGAAGTCAACGACGCGACGAGAACCGGAAGGAGTAGGAGTTGGTGTTTCATGTGACTCTGTTCCTATATCGTCCCCAGCGTATACCTATAGGAGCCGTGGGCGATACCAATAGCGTCCCCTGTGCCTATTGGGACCCCTCCCAGCCGGGGCGGCCCGACTTGGCGGTTGGGTCTCCGACCGAATTTTCATGAATTACGACACTCAACATTCTCGTCATTAAGGACTTGAGATTTATACCCTAGCGCCAGTATCGAGATTGGCCACTCATGCTCTGGACGACTAACAAAGCCTCGGTGGAATTTGGCGTTGATCGCCAGACCCTCGCTCGTCGCCTGCACGAGATGGGTTTGGAGGTGCCTGTTGGCAAAGCCGCGCGTAAGGCGTGGCTGACGACCAGGCAATGCACGGAGGCCGTCTTTGGCAGCCTGGACAAGGAGAAGACCCGCTTGGCGTCCGCCAATGCTGAGGCTCGGGAAATGGAGAACCGGATAGCCAGGGGCGAACTCGTCACCGTCGAATCGATGCGGGAATATATTCGCGATCACTACGGCCCATTGCGGGAGCGACTCCTGGCGGCACCTGTCCAACTCGCGCAACGGTGCAATCCCGCAGATCCCCCACACGCACACGCGGTGATCGTGGAATGGGTAGACGACATCCTGCGTCTGGGGCGGGGGGACAAACTGATATCAGCCGTGGTCAAGCCGAAGCCAGGGGCGAAATGAACCTGCACCTGGTCGAAGCCGAGGTCGCCCGTTGGTTTACTCCACGGCCGAGTTTGTCCGCATCGATCTGGGCCTCGAAGCACGTGGTGCTTTCGGCGGTCGAGGAGCGAGGTCAGGGACCGCTTTCCTGGCGAGGTCGCGAGTATGCGGTAGAGATCGTGGATTGCATCAGCACGCCGTTCATTTCGGACGTTGCCTGTTGTCTGGGCAGCCAGATCGGAAAGACCGTCATGCTCATGGCGATGGCCGGCTACTGCGTCGCCTGCGATCCGTCCGGCATCCTCTGGGTTCTGCCGACGGCCGACGTGGCGCGGGACTTCAGCAAGTCGCGCTGGGTCTCACTCATCACGGGCTCGCCTCCACTCGCGGAATTCGTTCCACGTGGAAAAGCGAGGCACGACTTCGCGGCAATGCGGCAGACCCTGGGCGGGAGCACCATCAACTTCGCTGGGAGCAACTCGCCATCGCAGTTGGCAGGTCGCCCGAAGCGGAGGGTCTTCCTGGACGAGATGGAGAAATTCCCTCCGGAGTCCCGGGGCGGAGAGGCTGGCGCCATCAACCTCGCGTTGCAGAGGACGAAGGACGCGGCGCTTCCATTCCGCTTTCGCTGTTCCTCGCCGGCGCTCTCGGACGGGCCGGGCTGGAACGAATTCACGAAGGGCGACCAGAGGCGCTACACGGTGCCTTGCCCAGGCTGCTCGAAGGCAATCATCCTTGCCTGGGGAAAGTCGGGGCATCTCGTTAAGACTGGCATTGAGGCCTACACGGTCTGGGACAAGGAATGCCTGCGGGATGACGGAAGCTACGACTTCGATCGGATCCACCGGTCCACCCGGTGCGAATGCCCGCATTGCGGGTTCCACGTCCAGGAGCATCACAAGACGGCGATGATCCGCGCCGGGTCCTGGATAGCGACGACCAGGAGCGCGTCGTCCTTTCGCTCGTACCATCTGCCCAGCCTCTATTCCTGTTCGCCCTCGACGACGCTGGGTGCCATGGCCGCAGAGTTCCTGGTTGCGCAATCCACACTTGAGGGCCTGCGCGGCTTCATCAACGGCAACCTGGCCGAGCCCTGGGACAGCGAGGGCGCCAGGGCCGAGCGGACCGAGATCATCCTGGCCAGCCAGCCGGCGGACTCTGGGGAGAAATGGGATCGGATCATGACGGTGGACGTGCAGCGCAAGAGTCCCGAATTCTGGATCGTGGTCCGGGACTGGCAGATCGGTGGGACTGGTAACTCGAGGCTGGTGGCCGCCGAGACGTGCAACGGGGTCGAAAACCTGCGCTCGCGGCAGCGGTACCACGGCGTGCGCGACATGCGCCTTGGGATCGACGTGAAGGACGGTGTAAGACGCGAGGAGATCCTCTCGTGGATTGTGGGCAGCGGCGAGATCACGAACCGTCCCGGCGCGGCGCCCATCCATTGCGGCTGGGTTCCGATGGAAGGTTACGAGCGAGAGAAGCGGTGGAAGGACAAGGCCGGCCACGCGCGCATATACGGTTACGAGCCTTATCCGATCGCGCACGGCAACTTCGAGCTGCACAAGATCGAGTTCTCCGGCGACATGCTTCTGGACATCCTGGCCTTGCTGCGCCTCGGGCCCGCCAAGGCCCTGGGCATCCGGTGGGAGGTCCTGGCTAGCCTGGCGAATGAAACCTACTGGTCACACCTGGATGCAAAGATCAGGCGCGAGAAACGCGATCCGCAGACGGGGCGCAAGATCGAGGAGTGGGTGATGCGGCGAAGTAAGGTCATCCAAGCCGATCACTGGCTCGACTGCGAGGTGATGCAGGTCGCCTTCGCCCTGGCGGCCAGGCTTCTGCCCTGGGCGAGCGCGCCCGTCAGGAAGGAGGCGCTGGTGTGAGACCGGGCGTGGTCTTGCCTTCGGAAGTGGAAAGCGCAACCTCCGCGCCAGTGCCATGAATATCTGGACCCTCATTCGCCATATGCTCCCGAGCGTTCGCCGGTGTGCTAGCGGGTGCCCTTGGTGTTCCTGATTCCATGCTCCAACTGGTTCTGCTCTCGATGGTGTGCGCGTTCATCTCGACGACCGTCGCCGAGATGAAGGTCTTCGCCTGGCTTCGAAACATTCCCAAGGTGGGAATCCTGTTTAAATGCGGTTACTGCCTGGGCTTCTGGGTTGCCCTCGGCCTTGTCGCAGGGTTCCGCCCTTCTACTGGAATTTGGACCGGGCCGGTGGAGTTCATGCTCTCCTGGTTCCTTGTCGCCTGGTTCTCGGGCCTTCAGTACCTGCTGTCGCGTGCGCTGACCCGGGTGGGCAAGGTATGAACCTGAGCCGAAAAGATGTCGCAGCACGGACTGGTTACAGCGTGCGAACCATCAAGCGCCACGAAGAGAAACTTGGCCTTGCAGCGATTCGTGTGAAGGTCACCGGGCGGGTGGTGTATCCAGAACGCAAAGCTTTGCACGCACTGCGCGCCAGGGGCCTCGAGGCGTGACGGGTGTCGTTTTGTCATCGCTTGTCCCATTGGGTTGGTTCCTGCCGGTGATGCCTTCTGCGCAGTTTGACGGCCAGCAATGGCCGGCCTGGAGGAAGATCAAAAGTGGCTCATCCTGACTGTCGCCTATAAGGAGGCGGTCAGCCAGGGCATCCCTTTTTGCCAGTACCTCCAGGACAAGGCCGAGGGATCAATGGCAGGAGCCGGCTCGGTGGAAGGCCGGCGCATCGTTTCAACTTCCGACGGTGGCCAGAGCGTGAGCTACGGCAATCCGGGGGATGACCCGATTTCGGAATCGGCGATGTCCAGCTTCCTGCCCACTGCCGCACGGCGGTGCCAGGAGTGTCCCGGCACGGACGAGGAGAAACTCAATTGCCTTCTTGGGAGCGAGATCATGGTCGATCCCCGCTACAAGATAGCCACCTACCGGAGTCTCCGCGGGTGCGGATGCTGAGAGAGCGCCATGAAGCCAGGCTTTCTCACCCGGGTTCAGACGGCGGCCAGGCTGGGCGTCCAGGCGGTCAAATCCATCTTCGCCACTTACGAGGGCGCGAAGAACCAGCCTCATCGGTCCTGGATTCCAGGCCGCCTCCAGTCGGCACGGCTCGATTACACCCCTCCCGTTCGGCGGGAATTGCAGCGCAAGTCGCGGTACTGGGAGCGGAATACGGCCCTCATCCAGCGACTCGTCTACCTCTTCGAAGAGTACGTGGTTGGCGTGGGCATCGGCTTCTATCCCGCCTCGAGTGAGCCCCCCTGGAACACCCGCGCGCGGGAACGGGTGATTGAATGGGAACCCACCGGCGACTTCTTCTCTGACCGGGGATTCAGCCCGTTGCAGGGGCTCGCGGCCAAAAGCTTTGTCATCGACGGCGAGGCATTCTTCGTCCTGACACACGACGACGAGGGCGAGCCCCAGGCGCAGATGATCGGGGCGGACCAGTGCGCGACGCCGCCTGACCGGCAGAAGGAGGAGGGGATCTCGATCGTTGACGGGGTCGCCATCGATTCCCATGGCCGGCCGACCGGGTACTGGATTGGGGAGGATATCCCCGGCTCTCCCGGCCAGAAATCGTGGCGACTCCTCCCCAAGGAATTCGTCGTTCACATCTTCGAACCTCACCAGCCGGGTGAGTACCGCGGGCGGCCGATGCTCCATGCCGTCCTCAATGACATCCACGACCTCGACGACCTCCAGTTGATGGAGAGCAAGGCGGCAAGGGACGGCGCGGAGATCACGAATGTCGTCAAGAACCAGAGCGGCACGGCCGACGTTGGCGAGTATCTGTCAGCCGGTGGCACTCCCGCCGGCTCGATGACGCAGGAGCAGAAGCGCACTTACTACGAGAGCACGATCGGTGGGCGCACGTTCTTCCTCCAGAGGGATGATTCCATTGAGCAACTGAAAGTGGATCGGCCTTCGGACGCTGCCCACAGGTTCTGGGTCCGGCTCGAGGAGAAGATCTGCGCCGGCATGGGAATCCCGCGGCAGCTTGTCTACTCGGAATCCATGCAGGGGACCGTGCAGCGCAGCGTCCTCGATATCGCCGCCGCGTGGTTCCGCATTCGTTCCGTCACTTTCATCCGGGGCTTCGCCCGCATTTACCACTTCGTCCTCGAGCACGCCATCTCGACCAACCGCAACGGGCTGGCCGACCCGCCGGCAGACTGGAAGCGGTTCACCTGTCGACCGCCCCGCGCACCCAATGTCGATGTCGGGCGCAACTCCGCGGCGATGCTCGCCGAGCTGGCGGCCGGCACCACCAACTACCGGCGGATTTTCGCGGAGATGGGCCTCGATTACGTCGAGGAACTCACCCAGCGCGCCGACGAGGTGGTCCTCCTGAAACGGCTCGCGGCAGAGCGCGACATCACTCCGGACCAGATCGCCGCCCAGACCCTTCCCTCGGCAGCAGCGGAACCGGAGCCGGACCCCGAGGACGAGGCAATGCCGCAGGACTCTTTAGCATGAACACCCCTCCCTCAACCCCTCAGTGGTACACGATCCGCGCCCAGGCAGAGGGCGCTGGTGCACCTGTCGAGATCTACGTTTATGACGCCATCTATGATTCTGGGTGTGACTTTTACGGCGGGGTCTGTCCTCCGGATTTCGTTGCGGCGACTTCTGCCTACCGGGATCGCCCCGTCACCCTGCGGATCAATTCCCCAGGAGGCAGCGTCTTTGCCGGCACCGCGATTGCGAATTACCTGCGCACCTTCTCGAACCTCTCATCCGTCGTCGACGGGCTCGCGGCAAGCGCGGCTTCGCTCGTCTTCCTGGCCGCGCCGAAGGAGCGCCGGTCAATAGCGACCGGCGCCTTCCTGATGGTTCACGAACCCAGCGGAATCTCCGTCGGCCCGGCTGCGGTCCATGAAAAGAACGCCGCCGACCTGCGAACAATCAGCGACGAGATGGCGAGCGTCTACGCCAAGGAGACCGGCCAATCGGTCGAACAGTTCAAGACGTGGATGGCCGCCGAGACGTGGTTCAACGGCGGCGCCGCCCAGCAAAGCGGATTCGTCGCCTCGATTTCGGCAACGCCCGCCGTCTTCGGCCAATTCGATCTCAGCAATTTCCGGCACCCGCCGGATGCACTTAGGAACCCGACCACTATGAACACACAATCCGTTACGGCCTGCGGGTGCAATTCCGCCGGTCGCACCAACCCGACCACTAACACCCCACCCGCGGAGGATCTCGCATCCCTGCGCGCCGAGCGCGACGCCCTCAAGGCGGAGAACGAAAGACTCAAAGCGTCCGACAAGAGCACGCGCAAGACCCGCGCGCTCGCGGCAATCGATGCCGCCATCGGGACAGGCGCCCTGCCCGAGGCCCTGCGCGAAGTCATGCTCGCCCGCTATGAGGAGGACGAGGAAGGAACGGTCCAGGCCCTCGGCAAGTTGCGTCCGCCAGGGCCGGGAGTTGCACCCATCCGGATGCAGGGCAGCGCCGCCGGCGGTTCCGGCCTGAGCCTGCAGGACCGCATCAAGGCCGAGCCTGATCCCAAAAAGAGGACGGCACTCTACCGGGACAACTGGGCGGCACTAATGACATCGCCCACCTGAACCTCTTCCTCCTGTGAAAACAGCCAGACAAATCGAACCCCCATCAGAACCCCCAGCCCCCGCCCTTATGGCTAACGTCTTTAATTCCGAGACCCTGTGCAACTACTGCTGCGAGGTTGTGCTGAACACCCTTTGCCAGATTCTCGGCCCGCTCGATAAGTTCGCCAGCGATTGCTCCGGCGATCCGATGGCACCCACCCGGCCTATCGTCGTGCCAGTGGCGACGACTACCAGCGCAGTCCAGGTGGTTACCCAGACCACCAACTTCACCACGGGCGCCGCCGCGGCCATGCGCGGGATCACGATTGTCCCCGAGCACCTGTCCATTCCGTACTCGATCTCGCAGTTTGAACTCAACCAGGGCTACCGGATCGAGCAACTGGTCAGGATCAACACGGAGAAACTTGCCGCCGCCATCTGGGGCAAGGTCCTGCCGATCATCGTAAATGACGCGACGACCCCGGCAGTTCCGCCCAACAAGTTTCCCAGCGGCAACAAGGTCGTTCAGGCGCTCGCGGGCTTCACCCCTGCGACGGTTGGCGATATGTACGGCAAGCTCCTCTGCGGGCCGAAGCATCTGCTGCTCGATCCACCTGCGGTGGCGAAACTGATGTTTGTCGCGGGCGGTTGCTGCCAGCCCCTGGGCACCGGCGTGGGCGGGATGGGCTTCGCATCCATCAGCGAACACAGCCTGTGGACCGGCGGTCAGCCTAACCTGTACGGGTTCGCTTTCTGCCGGGACGCCATCGTCATCGCGAGCGGCATTCCTGCAACAGCCCCGGCCTGCGCCGGCCTGCTCGACCAGCGGACAGTCACGATCCCGGGTCTCGGCCTGACGGTTCAGATCAATACCTGGTGCGACCTGAATACGCGCAACGTCATTCAGACGCAGGACATCGTCTTTGGCGCGGCCCTCGGCGTGCCCTGCCAGGGAGTTACTCTGTTAAGCGCCTAGCACGCTCTTTAGCCCCAGCGGTTTCTATTGAGGTTTCTGCCGGGGCTGGCGCCCGTCCATGGGAATGGAACCACCGAGTTTCCCGTGGCGGGCGCCTTAGAGCACCGACCGCCCCATGACCCAAGCGCGCCAGATGCTCGAGCACGGTCACTTGGTCCTGCAGGGCGAGTTCCCCGACACCTTCACGGTGGAGGGGGACCCGACTGTCCGGAACGGGCTGGTGCAGGACCTTGTCTACGGCAACGTCATGACCGATAGCGGGCTGATCCAGAAGCGCGCGGCAACCCTCCTCTTTGCGTTCGCCACCTGGACCCCGTCGGTTGGAAAGCGTGTCGCCACGCGGGGGCTCACGTTCGTGGTCGATGCGATCGCGCCAACCCCGACCCGTTGGAGGGTCACCCTGGTCGAGTCGCACGTCCCCTGACCATGGCCCAGGTCACCTACAACGAGCAGGAGTTCCGAAGCGAGATGGGGCGCATCGCGGCCCTCAGCGGGAAGGCCCTTTCCCAGGTGATCGACGAGCAGGCCTCGCTCTTCACGCGGGACGCCACCGGCTTCACCCCGCCCTTCGGCAATGCGCCGAGCACGGAGAGCCCGACGAAAAAATTGCGCATCGGCAGGAAGGCCGTGCAGCGCGACGTGGACCGTGCCTTCTCCTCGGTGCGCGAACTGCGGATCTTCAAGACCCAGCGTGAAGGTGGTGGCGGCTCCCGCACCGGTATCTTCGAGGCGGCCTTCATCAAGTCATTGCAGCGCGCCGTCCGCACGAAGAACACGCTCCTGGTGGAGGAACTCCTGGGCAGGGCGTCGACCAGGTTCAAGGGCCGCAGGGTCGTCGAGTCGCCCACGCTCGAGCTGCACAACCAGATGCGCAACCGGCGCGGGGGCGTGACCAAGGCCAGGAGCATCTTTGTCCTGGGACCCCAGTCGGAGATCAACCGCTACACGCGCCGGATGCAGGATCATCTCGGCCTGGGCAAAGGCGGTTGGAACAAGCCGCTGCGCGCCATGAAAGTCACGCCGCCCGACTGGGTGAACAAGCAGTCCAGGTCGGATGGCATTTTCGAGCGCGTTGAAGGCGACACGCCATCCATCACGGTCGGCAACAAGGTGCCCTTCGTCCAGGACTCTGCGTCCCGGATCGAGCAAAGGGCGTGGAACAACCGGATGCGCAACGTCACCAAGCAGAGGGAGGCCCTCGAACGGTGGCAACGAAAGAAACTCCGCGAGGCTGGAATCGAAGCCTCCTGACCCATGGCCACCGTTGCAGGGGTTCTTCATCTTCAGTCAGGGCAGCCGGCGGCCAATGTCGGCCTGCGGTTCATCCTGTTAACCGCACCTGTCGATGCCGCCGGGACGGTGGTTACCGGGCGGCCCATCCTGACCGAGACCGATGCGCTCGGTGTCTACTCGCAGGCCCTGGTTCCCGGAGATTACTGCGTGGACATACCGGCCACGGATCCTTTCCAGATCACGGTGCCTCCCGGGACCGGTTCCTTTCCACTGGAGGAACTGGATTCCGAGGGTGGAACTGAACCGCCCCCGCCGCCCGTGGGCACTTATCCGGTTTTTATCCCGACGATTGCCGAGGCCCGCTCCGAAGTCATTCCCGCTGGCACCATCGAAGTGGACCTGGGCATGGACGACAACGGCGATGCGGGGACGTTCAAGCGTGATCCTCTCTATGACACCACGCTTCGCACCGATGGAGTTGATTACTTCAGGGATTCATCCGGGGCAATTTTCAAACGGCTGCGTTTCCTATGAAGAAGCTGTTTTTCTCCGCAGCCATCATGGCCTGCCTGCTCTCCCGGGCGTGGGGCGAAGCCTCGCCCGTCAATTCGTTCGCGAATCTCGGGGAGTTACTGGCCCACAAGCCGGTCAGCGGCGAAACCGCCGTTGTCCTGGGCCGGTACATTCCCTCGGACTGGGGACCGTCGCGCACCGCCAAGCACGTCCCCACTTCGACCCTGGCCACGAACCTGGGCAATGTGTTCATGGTCACCAATGGCATCGCGGGCCGGTGGGTGTTTGATGACAGGTTTGCTGGTTACCAGGACCCGCGCTGGTTCGGCGTGGTCATGGATCCGTTCATCGATTCCACGACGCCGCTGCAAGCCACTTACGATTACTGCACCAACAACGTCCGGATGAATGCGGCCTATGGCACCATGCCGCGAGTTGAACTGCCCGACGGGGTGATCCGAATCACGAGGCCCATCAACTTCACCAGTCCCTTCCGGTTTGCCAGCGGGATGCCCTCCGCGCAGAACGTATCATGGAGCATTGGCGGTCGGGGCATTTACCAGACCCAGATCCTGGTCGCTTTCACCGATCCGGCTGACACCAATTATCCTGCCATTGACATGAGTGGCTGGGCCAATTGCGAGATGGACGGGTTCACCATTTTTGCCCCCTCCAATTACTCCACCAACGCACCGAGGTGCGGGCTCTTGAATGCCCGGATCGGCAAGAATGAGACGAGCGGTTACAATAACTTCTCCCGTCTCCACATTGTCGGCAAGTATGGGACGGCCACCACCATCTCTATTTCGAGCGAGATCTGCAGCTGGAACGACTGCAAGTTTCTCCAGAATGGAGACACCAACGCGCAGTATGCATTCCTGGGCATTGGTTACTTCCTGAATGACCGGATCAAATCCAAGTTTGTCACCCTCTACGACTCGGAGGGGGCAGGCAATGGGCTGAATGTTTTCAAGAACTGCATCTTCCGCAATGAGCGCGGGAATCCACTGCCCCGGGTGCGGGCCGAATTCGCCCAGCACTGGCTCTTCTTCAATCCATTCTTCTATGGCGGGACCGGCGGGATCTGCCTGCAGTTTGACCAGCGATGCGAGGGCGTGACGGTGATGAATGCCCAGCACGAGCACCACCCGGATGATCCGCCGGAACGGTTCATTGAGATCCTCACCCGGCCCTCCACTAACCTCTTCGCCGGCCAGGGGGCCTTCTCCGCGCTGACCGTGATGAACAGTAGCATCGGGAGCATCTACGCGACCAATGGCAGCATCCTCTCCCAGCTTAATTATTTCGGGAACCGTTCCTATTCCAGGGCATGGACCAACGTTAACGATGCCCTGTCCGAGGTTTTCCCGGCACTCGATGTCTACAACCTGTTAGATTCGCGGGTGGCCTATGGCGCCACGATGACGAATTACGCCGAACCCTACCGGGCCACCTTCACGGTCAGGAATGAATCCCGGGACAATGTCTGGCAACTGGCCAGCAACTCGGTGGCCTTCATCGCCAAGGGCGGCAACAGGGATTATCCCAACAAGCGCAACCAGGACGTGATGCCGCTTTACAACCCGTACGAACTGGGAGGGCTGGACTTCGGCGCGGCCACGGATAATGCAACCCACATTGCCACTCCCCTTGTTGCCTCATCGCAGCCGGGAAGCGGTTCCTTCACGATCCAGGCAATCATCACCCTGCCGCCCATCCTGGGGGATGGATTCAGCCACGGCATCTGGAGCCTGGCCCCTTCCACCAACCTGTCCCTGATCGGCACCAATGGCGCGGCCATGATCCAGAGCCAGGGCTCGATCGCATTTGAAACCTACGGGACCACCCTGGCGGATGCGAACCGCTGGACAGTCACCGGCCTTGCAGACCAGTACGCAGGCAGGCGGGTGAAACTCACCTTTGTGCGTGATGCCGGCACCAATGAGGTGCGCACCTATATCAATGGCTACCTGCAGCAGGCGACCAACACCACCTCGGGTGTCCCGCCCCTGTGGTCGCAGAACCTCTTCGGGGCGCAGAACCTGAACCTGGGAGGCCTCCAGACCAGTGCGGTGGACAACTGCTTTAAAGGCACCTTCCACCGATTCACGATGTGGAATACCGGCCTGATGGGTGATGAGGTGATGGACCTGGCCACCTATGGGATGAGGCCCACCGGCCCGCAGCCGGTGATCGACCTGGACTTCTCCGGAGCAGCCGGATCGGGAGGCACCCTGGATCTCTCTGGCCGTGGCCAGGCCGGCACCACTTACGGCAATCCCCGGTTCAAGGGCTTTTACCAGTCGGCAGGATCATCCTCGAGCGGGGGAATCCCCGAGGCACCGAATGACGGAGCGCCCTACATGAGGCAGTCCCTCGGCTGGACCAATGCCAATGCCAGGTTCTCGAATTACGTCCCCCTCGCCGGCGGCCAGATGACTGGCTCACTCACCAACTCGCAGGCCGGGTCCCCTCCTCTCCTGGTCCTCGAACGCCCCGGGGTTTCCGACACCCGCTTCTCCCACGCGGCGGGTGTGCTGACCCTCGACACTGCCCAGGGTGTTCTTCAGTTGCAGAACACCAATGGACTGAACTTGAGCAAAATTGCCCGCATCCAGTCGGGCAACTACCTGGGCACCGGGCCTTCGGTGGCAATGATCCAGTCGGTCAACGGCAGCGGAAATAATGACGTGGACATTGGCGGCAACACATCCGCGGCCGCCGCCACCAGGATCAGGCTGTGGGTTGCCTCAGCCCTGGCCACGGCGGCCGGGACGGAAGCAGTCAGAATCCTCTCCGGCGGAATGTCCCTGGTGAATGGACTGCCATTCTTTTACACGGCGCCAACCAACACCCTCGGATGGATCACTGGATTTGACCTGGACCCGACCGGCACCACCGAGAGGCGGTCCAAGGTGACGACCCTGGCGAACCTGGCCAACCAACTCTCGCCCTTGATCACCAGCAGCGGGGCTCCCCTGAACAGTCCTGCCTTTACCGGGACGCCGACGGTGCCCACTCCACCGGTCCGGGATGAAAGCACCACCATTCCGAATACCGCCTGGGTGGTGGGTGTGACCGGGGGCAAATCTGGATTCAGGAACTGGGATGACCTTCTCAATCCCACCGCCCTTGCGGGTGATTGCGGCGCGGCAGGCTTGGTCAATGGCGGGACCATTACTTTCACGGCGACACCCGAGACGGGAAGGCCTGGGCTGCGGACCCTGCGGACGACCGCCGCGAATCAGTCTCCCCTCTTCGGGTGGTATTCCACGGGCGCAAATCCGACCTTCAAGGGGCCGAGCCTCGGCGGCGCGGACCAGTACATCTTCGAGGCCGCCGTCAAGACTCCAGCCGCCCTGGCCGGCGGGCCTGCTGACCAGTATGCCATCAGGGTCGGGTTCAATGTCCTGAGTACCACGACCAACAACCCAACCGATGGGATCTGGCTGGTTCACAGCACCAACTTTGTCGGTGGGACCACCTGGCACTTCCAGTGCGTCAGCAATTCCGTGGCTGCCACTGCGGTGGATACCGGGGTGAGCGTGGCCGCCAGTACCTGGTACAGGCTGCTTGTCTCTGTGGACGGCACGCAGGCCACTGCCTCCATCAATGGAGCGGTCGTGGCGAACATAGCGGCCAATGGCGTCCCATGGGGCAGGAGCCTGAATGCGGTTGCCAAGTTTGATCGCTACGGGGGGACCACCACCATGGACGCGGTCGTGGACTGGCTGGCCTTCGATTGGAAAGGAGCTGCGAGATGAAATGGATTCCCATTCTCGCCTTGCTCCTCACTGGCTGCTGCCGTGGCGGGTGGACGATCCGCCACACCGAGACGATGAGCTTTGGCCGCACCTGCCAGTGCCCGCAGACAAACCCTGAACCCAAGGAACACCCATGAGCCTTATTACTCTCCTCATCGTCCTGATCGTCTTCGGTGTTTTTCTCTGGTGGTTCAACTCACTGCCGGTTGATCCCAAGGTGAAATGGATCATCAACGGCGTGGTGGTCCTGGTCCTCCTCATCCTGGTCCTCGCCGCCTTCGGAGTGTGGGATGAAGTCCGGGCCGTGAAGGTGCCCAAGCTATGAACCCCTTGAAGGCCGACCATCGGACTCCGTTGGCCCGGGGCCAACTGTTGTTAGCGCCCAGGGTCTACTCGACCGCGGAATACTCCGAACCGGCCTTCGCCAATCCATGAGTATCCTCTGCCAGCGGCTGGAAAGCTCGATCCTGAAGTGGTTCCTTCAGGCCTCAACGCCTGAGACCGGGATCTCCAACCGCTTTGCCCTGGCCACTGAAGCCATCAACATCCAGGCCACGAATTACGGGCTCACCTGGGATTCCGAGTATGGTTCCTTCGCTCTCAACTTCTACACCGGCCTCTCGCAGGTGGAGCAGGTTTTCCCGGCGGTCACCATCAGCTGCGTCGAGACCCAGGTTGAACCGGCGGCCCCCCAGGTGCGGACCTGCATGGCCAATATCTCCCTTCATTATCCGGCGGATGATTCCGTGGAGCTGGGCAGCATATCCCGGGCGATGCATGGGGTTGGCTCCTGGCTTGAGAGTGAGATTTACAGCCGGCCTGAATTCCGCGACGGGATCGAGAAGGCCGACCACACCCTCATCGTTTCGGGTGTTCTTCATGGATCAACCTCGAGGGGCTTGGACGAGGCCAGCCGCCGCCGGTGGATTCAGTACCAGGTAAGCGTCCAGGCAGCCCTGGGCCCATTCATTTAAAAAAAGAAAGACGCACATCTATGCCCTCAACCGACATCCAACAAGGTTCGCTCGCTCTGCTTTTTGGCGCCCCCTCCCTGACCATGGCCCTCAATGGCGGGGATTCCAACAGCGCCAACGGAGGCCAGACCCTGACCTTTGCGGGAATGGTCCTGACCGAGGTCGCGGCGACGCGCACGGCCAAGACCATCGAGACCCAGAATGCAGGCGGCGTGACTGTAAACATCACCACCTATGATGCGGGCGATGAAGTCACCCTGACCATCAAGCCAGCCGGACCCAGCCGAGCCGGGGCCAAGGCCATCAACGATTATTTCCCCCGGCCGGGTGGATATGCCGCCCTGATTGATGCAGCCGACATCTCCTACCTGGACAATGCAGGATGGACTCCCAGGAGGGGTGGCATCAGTGCGGCCACCACCGTGGGTCAGGTTCCCCCGGAAGGGCTGGCCTACGGAATCAAGGCCGCCAGCAAGGCGACCAGCTCCACCGGCAACGTGCTCTGGACCATCACCCTCATGCGGATGGAAGGGATCATCTCCTGGGTTCCCCTCGCGTGACCGCCGCGGAGATCCATGCACGAACCCTCGGTGTCATGCGGTTCCGGATTCTGGGTCTGGACCTCTTGCCCCTGACGCTCGGCCATCTCCGCATTCTGGAATCCCTGGATTGCTATGAGGCGCGCGACCCCGGGGAACTCGGGCTGGCCTGCATCGTCTGCTCGAGGCCGGCCGCACGGGTCTTGCCGTTTCTCAAGTCCCGGCTCCTCCCGTTCCGGCTTCTGGTCTGGCGACTAATTCTTGGACGGTGGGACTTCGCCGAAAAGCACCAGGCTTGGTCAGATTACCTGCGCTTCAACCAAGAGATCCCGGAGACCCTGCGGGAGATGGATGGCACCATGCCCGAGTGTCATGTCCCGGCCCACCAGATGATTCGCTCCCGGCTGATGTCCGACCTGAATGTGGATTACCGGGACATCGATAATTACCCGGTCCTGCAGGCCTTGTGGGATCTTCTGGCCACGGATGTCCGGCATCGCCGGGTGACAATGCTCGACAAGACGGCGAGTGACATCGAGGAGGAGATGAACCGGATCGACTGGGCGCGGGTGCAGAAAGTGGGCGAGGCCTTGTTTAACAAGCGGCAGCACGGAAGTCCGGATCCGCAGAAGCAATGATCAGCCTCATCTACAAAATCATGGGGGACATCAACCCCCTCAAGACGGCCCTCACCAAGGACGCGCCGGCCGCCGCGGCCAAGGGAGGATCAGAGACGGGCAAGTTCTTCGGGGCGCAATTCAAGGGAGCTGTCCTGAAGTACATCGGAGCCGGCGCCATCCTGGGCACGATCACGAAGCTCGCCAGCGATGCCGCGCGGATCGTCAAGGACGCCGCGCAAGCGAATGTCGGAGTGGAGGCTGTTCAGGAGCTGCAAAAAGCCGCGGAGAAAACCGGCCTTTCCCTGGATGAGCTGAAAGAGAAAGCCATGGCAGCGCCGAAGGAATTTGCCGCGCTCATGAAGTCCATCCGCGAGGCCGGGGGCATCCTCAGCAAGGAGGACGTGGAGAATTTCGCCAAACTCGACGAGATGATGAGCAGGATCAAAAGCAAGGCCGCGAGCTTTTTTGTGTCCCTCTATAAGGCTGGGGAATTCATAAATTGGGGAAGGGACATGGGCCCACGGGGAACGCCCGAAATGGAGCGCGTTTTTCGCCAACGGCAGGGCCTGCCGCCGGACGAAGGAGAAGAGGGTGCAAAGACCCCGGCGCAAGTCTTCAGGGATGCGGTTGCCCGCAGGGAAGCCGGGCGCAAAGCCTTAGCAGAGGACCTGAAGTCAGTTGCTGGTCTCGTGCAATTCGGGCTGGGCGTCGGCAAGGAGACCGCTACCGGCGCGGGACTCATTTCAAAATCTGCCGGGGGGGCCAAGTCCATCGACGACGTCGTGAAGGCCATTCAGGACGTCGACAAAACCTTAAAAAAAGAACTCTGACTGGCGATGATTGAACAGGGAACACGCGGCGACGCGAACAGGATCGTCTGGCAGGAACCGTCCTACGAATTGACCGCATCCGGCGGACTCAAGAAGACCATCACCGGCAGTGGCAATCATGCGGACTGCCAAGCCCTGATCGATCCCCTCGGGCAGGACGGATGGGATGTTACTGTCACGCCGATAGCTGGCGGACCGAGATCGACCATCACGGCAAATATCATTTCGTGCATTGCCGCGATTGGGTCGACTCCGGGAATTGGCAGCGGAGGGAATCCCGAGATCAGCATTCAGGTTACCTGGGAGGTGGATAACCAGTTCAGCTACGTCGACGCTGCTGACTCGACCGCGTTCAAGCGATATCTCAACAACTTCACGACCGGCACGGCGCAGATTGTTGTATCCCTCCGAATCCATGAGGCAGCGAAGGAGATGGCCACGAAGTTCACGCACGTTCTTTATGACGGCTTGCCCAATGCTACGGAGAAAGGCTTCGCGTATGACATCGCCGCGGGAGCGAGCGTTCTCCAGAACCAGCCAGTCTTGCGAAGGACTGCGGTCTATCCGCGAACTTCGACGACTCGTTACCCGGACTGGGATAATGCCGGCTACGTTTTTACCACCGCACAGCTGGACGCGTACACCGATGCGCCCAATGCCATCCTTGGGACGCTCCCAGCTGATGCAACCTGGTTAATGATCCCAGATACGCTCGTTTACGAGTCCGACGGTCGTGTGACGATCTCAGGCCATTGGCTCTTTGGACTTTATCCGGTTCACCAAAACCCGCCCAAAATATGATCGATCCTCCAATGCCGCCCGAAAGCCGCGGGACCGGACGCATTGCGCGTCAATTGCGCGCCCTGCGGCGCACTACCCGCCGAAACGCGCTCAATGGTCCCGGCGTCATACGCGGTCCGCTCGGCACTACGATTCGAGCGCCGCGCAGTAATCCATTCGCAGCTTCCGTGGGTGGCTCTGACACATGGGCCTGACTGCATCGGTCCCCTTCATTGGGCGCGGCACCCAACCAACGGCCGCCGCCGTTGAAAGCCTGACCGCGGCGCTCGATGAGGTTCTCGCGCGGCGATTCAACCGCCGGACCTGGCTGGTGTTCTCGAGCGGAACTTCGCCGGATATTCCTCTCGGGACCGAGTTCCTCTTTGGCACCGCCTCGAATCTTCGAACCTCCGCCACCGCCTACGACTTCACCGACGAGACTCCGCCAGCGCCAGTCGGCGGCCAGGTGGTGAGCCATGACGAATCCACGAAAGTGGTCTGGGTCACTGGCTACGCCGCCATCCGAACACTGAACCGGCAGCACACCCTCTACACGCCCACTGGTGGCGTGGAGGCAGACTATTGGTTCGGCTATAGCCGGCCCGAACGGTGGGAGCCCCTCGCCCTGGCTGATATCCTGGTCGAGAATTACACCGAGACGGCCGAGACCACCCCGAGCAATACGGTATTCAACTTGAGGAACACCTGGGACCGGTTCGGGTGCGTGCGAATTCACAACGGGAACCGGTTCTCGCTCGATGTTTTTAATACCCGCAGTGGCGGCCCAACCGACCAGTGGACGATTCCTCCCTACGGCGTTCTCACCGGGCGCCGCGACGCGCCGACCGGGCGATGGACCTTCGACCGGTACTACCTCCCGCACACGCATAGTGGCGACGAGATGCGATACGGGGCACCAGCGCCAGGTCAGGCAGCGGCCAGCCTCGAGGTCTCCGAGTACCTGGTCCGGCAGATTGGCACGAACACCTGGGCCCGGGTTCGGCCATCCGTCGGGACTGATTCCAGCGAAGCGGACATGGCCTTCTACACCGGGCACCTGCCGGTCGACTCGGACAAATTCGTCGACTGGATGCTTCACCGCGGACAGCTTTTGTCCGTAGTCCTGGACAAGCGCGGAGCCGGGACCGTGACTATCACGCCGCTCCTCTGGCAGGGGATTGATAGCATCCCGGATCCGGCCTGGAGCGGGCAAGTGGACGTGACGATTGACGGTGGCTTTCTCGAGTTCACTTCAGCGGTCGCGCCCCCGGCCGGCGCCACGGACGCGGACTGGGAACATGACCTGATCCCGGTCTCCTCCAACCTGACGCAGGGCATGGTCCTGGGACTCAGGCCGGGCATCTATGCGACTACCCTGTCCCTCTTTACTCCCCCCTTCTTGTCGGGCCCCATTCCACTCGGGGCGCTGGCGCCGGAATCCTCCGGTTCAGCTCATGGGTCGAGGCCCGATCTCGTAGGCGGCGGCGACGTCCTGTTCGCCTTCACGGTGCAGGGCATGGGGGCAAACGTCGGGAGCTGGGATAGCTGGACTGCAACGGTGGGAGCCACGCTTCCGAACGTCGCCGCGGGCGCAGGCTACGACAGCCTGGTGCCGGTCTCATTCAAGACCCTGGGCGGCCTGGTCAAGAGCACTACCACGATCGTTGACCCGAACGATGCATGGGGGGTGGCCTCCTTCTCGTCGGATCTCCTCATCCGCGCCACCGTGGCAGGGACCAGTCCCCTCGAGTGGCTTCATGCCGAGGGCTTCAGTTACTCGGGCACCAGGCACGGCTGGGTGGCTCGCGTGCCCCGCCGACACATGCTCGGTGGCGCCTTGGCAGGCGGGGTCGCAGTCCATGACAACCATCCTTGGGACACGGCCACCCTGGGCACACCGGACGGGCTCGGACTGGCTCTCGGCTGGACGCCTGGCACGATCGAAACTTCGGGCGTCCAGATCGAGGGCTCGGATGTCACGCCAAGCGACACGGCTCTCGGCCGGCCTGTCTACCTGCCCACTGACCCGCTCGATTACATCCTCGAGAACATCGCCACACCCGGCTGGTGGAAGGCCAACCGGGATGCGGCACTCGGAATGCCCGAGGCGGCCAAGCTTCGCTCGATGCGGCTGGCGCGCACCGCGGAGCATTACAACGATTTGGCGCAAGTCGTCTCCCTCGTGCAATGGGTCGCCCGTGTCGACATCCGCGACCTGCACAAGGACCCACTGCCTCCCAATCCCGAGTACCCGTTCAACTTCGCCGGCGAGGCGCCCTTCGCCGTTCCCCTGGGCTGGGCTTACGGGCGCTACGATGGAGACGGTGCCCTCGCGGCCTGGTGCACCACGTGGGGCGTCACGCCTCAGTCGACCCTGCCGGCCCTGGCCTCACTGCGGGCGGTCACTCGGAATCGATGGGGGCAAGTCTGGGAGACTCGCCCGGGTGGAGGTTCCAATCCCATGCCGTGGGGCAAGGCCACATGGAAGGTCCTCCTCACCCCGTTCAGCGTGTTCTCACCGGGCGAGGCGATCACCACGGTCAACGGCTACCCGTTCTCGAGCTGGAAGGCCTTCAGGGCGTCGGAATCCAGGCTCCTCTTCGGCGGCGCCGGGGCCGACACGAATTATCGGTGGGTCGCCGCGACCATGTTACATAACACCTTCGATCTCCTCGGAGTCGACAGCCCGCCTGTCCCAGTCGGCGAACCGTTCGAGCCCAAGATCACAGACCCAGCCGACGGCCCGCCCATCATCGAGGGTGAGATTTTCGGCGCGGCTGAGAACGGCCGAGACGACCGTGGCGATGCCCAGCAGGCCTATAGGGACACAAACACCGGGGACGACTCCAATGCCTGGGTGCGGACCCTGCCGCAGTTTGGCGCCTTCCGCCTCCTGACCCCCACGGGCACGGCTTCGATGCGGTTCGGCTCGTTAAACGAGATGACCGACCACACCACGACCGATCCCGAAGACTCGAGTTCCCAACTCCTGACCAACCAGGTCATGGTCTGGGAGATCAACGAAGGAGCCGGGGTTCCGCTCCTCGGGAAGTACTCGGCGCGCGGCAACCCACCGCTGGACGCCGATGGCGGAGTCCCGATCTGGCCCGAGGTGGCAGGCTTCAAGGCACCCTTCAAGGTCCTCGTGGTCGGCACCGGGATGCCGGCGCATTACGCCGTCTGGGACGACCGCGACCGACCCGGCCAACGCTCGGCCGACGATCCGACCAGGTGGCAGGAGCCCTACCATTTCACGGCGCCAGGCATCGTCGATGCGGGTCAACTCTTCACGACGGCGAACCCATCGGCCATGCAGATGAGGACGGCCGTGGCCGCGGCCGGGACCGTGATCACCCCGGCGTGGTTGCAGGCGCAGGGCTGGCCCGTCTCAACCGCCTACCACGTCCAGTGGATGCGCCTCGGGAATCAGAACGTGAGCGGGTTCCTCAACGATCTTTGAGGTCCATCTTCCTGGCCTCCTGCTCATCTCGAAATTGGCGGATCGCCTGCTCGCGGCGTGCGGCGGCCTCGGCGCGTTTTGCCTCGGCGATTGTCGCGGCGGTTTCTGCAGTGATCGGGTCCCATGCGCTCCCGCGAAGGAATTGCTCCTGCTCGTTTAGTTCCTTTTGGAGCGCAGCCCGTACGACCGAATCGGTGGCTGGCACGCCCGTCTCATACACACGCACGGTTTTCTTGGCGCCGAGGATTGTCGTGTACTCCTGCTTCTTGCCGGTGGAATGAGCCCAGCGGCAGAATTTGTCGCCGTCGATTTTGGTGTCCACAAATTGCACGCGGACGATCAGATGCTGTTCCAAGTTTTTGTCGTAGACCAGAAGGACCCCGTCGGACATGACCTGCGTTACCTCTCCGTCGATCACGATCCAGCTCTGGTCCTCGGAAATCACCGATGGTCGACCGTCGATAATGCGCACGGGGAATGCGGTTATGGTTCGGTTCGTCGACAAGTTCAGCGCCTCCCAATAGCCGTTGGTCCGGTAATACCACGGCTTGTCGTTCGGCCAGGTCCGAACGAGCGGCTGAGTTTTTGGACGGTCGCCGGTTGTCCCCGCCCACCGCAAAGCCGGATCCGGCCGCGGGGTGGGCGTCGTGGGGATTGTGAAGCGGTGTACCCCTGCTGCTGAGATGAAGCTGAGGAGGCAAACCGCGGCGCCCAGGATCGTGCGTTTCATTGAGCGGGCAGACTGCCACCGCTCACTGCTTCACGGAACTCGGGCAATCGCCTCGATCTTTTGTAGGGTGTTCACCTGACGCCGGGCCAGCTGCTGGTCCGAGGAATTCAGTGGACTATCCAGTGGACTAAAACCGGTTTGACCGCTTCTCATGAATCGTCGTAAGTCGTTGTAGTTGTTGGCGCGCCCGGCGTGACTCGAACACGCGACCGGCTGCTTAGAAGGCACATTTGGCCGTGTTGCGCCTGCGGCCAAAAAGGGACAAGTCACTACAAGTCCGTCACTTGTGAGTTTCTCGTCCGCGACCGTCCGCATGCGTTTAGTCCACTTACTGGACTATGTAGTGGACTATGACCGACCGGCTGCTTCAGCAAGCATCTGGTCGATTCCCGTTTCATTGAGGCAATCCCGGCCATTGGAGAGGCGGGCGGTCGCACAGGGCGGCGTAGGAATCCCAGGCGTGGACGGCCGCCAGCATCCGCGTCTGCCAGCCCGCCTCAGCGAAGTGGAACTGCACCGGGGCAGGCTCACCGGGCCCGCTCGGGAGGACTTGCTGGTTGAAGGCGTAATCCAAGATGAACGACGCCTGCGAGTAATGGCGGCTGGCCGTCATCAGCATCCAGCCGTTGTCGTCCGGGTCGGGCTGGTTGCGGTGAAAGGAGAGGAAGGCCGGGGTCGGGCCTTTACGCCCATCCGCGAGAATCACGCGGGATGTTCCATCGCGGTGCATTTCCTCGGTGGCCATCGAAAATAACGACGCGATGAAGGCTCCCGCGTGGTCCCGTTTGTCTCCGTCGAGGTCGATGAGTTGCAGGATGCTCCCATCGGGAAAGTGATGAGTTCGGTTGTGGTCCTTCATCTCCCTGTCTTCAGGTTGGTGAGTTCACTGCCGGGGACTGCCCTTGGGTTCCGGATTCCCCTCTCGATGTACCGCCGAACGCTGGCGACGTTAACCAGGACAAAATCGTGTTTGGCTCCCGGCCTGCGATGGCGGCTCAAGGTGATCGTGCCGTCCTCACCAAGCTCGTATTGTTTGGCGCGAGAAATTCCAAACGCCCTTTCAATGCGGGTCGTCCGTGTCCATTCGATGCCCACAAGCGAATCGTTCCCGCCATGATCTTTCTTCTGATTCACTTGCGGTCCTCCCAGAAGGCCGGGTTGCCGTCGGTGGGCCGCCAGACGAGATCCGGCCCGCCCCGCCAACCGGGCGGCACCTGGCCGTACGTCGTCGCAATGAGAGAGGCGGTCTTGTCGCCGATCTCGGCCGCGATCTGACCTTCGCTGATCCCCATGCTGCGGCGAACCGTCACGAAGTAGGCGCGCAGTCCGTGGGCCGTCCGGTCTCCCACCCCGATGGCATCCGAAATGCGGGCCAGCGCATGGGTCAAGCTCGTCAGGTCGACCGGCTGCCGCGGGTCTGCGGGGCTGGGAAAGTACCAGGGCGACTTTTGGAGTTCGGGGCGCGAGGCCTTCCACCGGCGATGTCCCTCGATACACTCGCGAAGGTCTTTGTGTAGCACGACGAACGGGTTGACACCGCTCTTGCTACGCTCAATCCAAAGCCAATCCCCCTCGATGAACCCTGCCTTCCGCGAGCCAGCATCCACCCGCATTCGGAGGATTTCATTTGTCCGGCAGCCCGTCAGCGCGGAGAAGAGAAGTTGCCATGCCAGTACCTCGCCGCGCGATTCCTCGGCGAGAGTCCGCGCCAGGAGGTGGAGTTCGTTGCCCGAAGCCGGCGCGCAGTCTCGTGCGTGGCGGGCCTGCGAGATCCGGTAATACCGTGGCCGACCGTGCTGGATCGGGTTCCCCCGGATCATGCCGCAGCGTCTCGCGTAGTTGAGGGCGTTGGAGAGCGTCTGAATCTCGCGGTCGACAGTGCGGGCACCGTCGCGACCGCCCTCGGACAATTCCGCGCGTCGCTGGTCGGCATAGCGGTCCAGTGTCCCAGCCTCGAGATGCTCCGTCGCCACGGTGCCGATGAGTCGATTCAGGTCGCCCGTATGGCGTTCCTCCCCGGCCCTTGCCTTCCCGGATCGCGAGACACGGTGCCGATCCGGGTATCCCGCTTGCGCGTAGGCGTCCAGAACTTCGCCCAGCGTCTGTCCCCCGGCGTATGGGTTCTTCGCCAGGCCAAGCGTGCTCCGCGCCTGGTCGCTTCGCCGGGAAGCTAGCTCTTCCCGCGCTTCCTTTTGCGTCCTGGCTCCGAGCTTGCGCCAGGTGCGTCTTCCCCCGACCCAGGGGCGTTCGTACCAAGCGCCGGTTGTATTGTTTTTGTAGAGGCCCCCTCCGACGGATTCGAAGACGGGAATGGTATCTCGAGCACCCTTCTGCGCTTGGTCTCCGCGATCCCGACCCGAATCATCCAGTTTGCGACCTTGGTCTCGTCCAGAAAGCTCTCTGCCGCCATTCGGGTCAGCTCCTTTGCCAAGTCTGGTTGAATTCGGATTTGCATCACCGGCGATCTCCGCCGGGCATTCTGTGTATTTCTCCTCACAACTTCTCACGTGTTTCTTGTTGCCCGTTTTTTCACCAATTTGCTAATTAAATTTTTATGAAGCCCCAAGGAGGCTCGGGAGTCGCCGGCCCGCGTAAGGAGTGGAAGGGCGACAAATGGCTAAACATCAGGGTCAGCGAGGAATTCAAGATTGGCTTTGAGGAGATCGCCCATTCGGGCGGCGTTTCGGTCTCCGACCTCGGCCGTCATGCGTGCGAGGACCTTATTAGGAGGGGAAAGGAAGATGGGAAACTCCAGGTGCGGATGGGAAAAGGGACGCTGACGATTGACATGGGAAAGCCCAACGGAAAGGCCGCATGAACGATTCGCCTTCCCCCTGGATGACGGTGAGCGAGGCCGCTGCATACCTGCGCTGTTCAGTGAGGGAGATTCACCGGCGGATGGGCGAGGGCCGGCTGCAGCGGCATTACGACGGCACCCGGCTGCTGGTCCTGCGCGAGCAGATTGCCGCCTGCGTCCAGGTCGCCAGTGCGCCCAAGCGCAAGCGCGGTCGCCCCATCACCCGCCGTGAACCTGTGATCCTGCTCTCATGACTCCCGAGCAGAGGTCGAGAATAGCCGAGGCCGCCAGGGCGCGCTGGTCCTTGCGCGCCGGTCGCGGTCGCCGTCGCCGCATCCCGCCTGCCGGCGGCCGGGGCGCCGATGGAAAGCCGTTCCACATCGGATCCAAGCCGCCGGCGCCCATTGATTCTGCCGGGGATGATTCCGGGCGCTCCGCACCGCCTGCCCCGACACGTCCTCCCACTGGTTCGCCTGACGGCCCCCAATAAAGGACGGCCCAGTTGCGGCTGGCGGGAGGACGACACCCCCGACCTTCGGAAAACAGAAAACCTCTATGTCTCTCGAACCGATTCGCGCCGGTGGGCTGGGCTGGTACGTGGAGCAGATTTCCCGGACCGAGTCCCGCGGTTTGTTCAATGTCAGCGGTCTCCGCGCCTCGATTGTCTCGATGAGCGTCGAGGTGGTGTTCCGCTCAAACGATAACCGCAACATCGAGGTCAGCTTTTCGAAGGGTGGTTGGACCCCCGGATCCGAGTTCCCAGCCGCCATGTGGCTCTCCGCTCTCGAAGTGGCCCACGAACTCATTGAACGGATCGCACCCATGCGGGGAGTCGCCGCGCCAACCTCACAACCGAAATCCCAATGACCTCCATCGAACCTCCCAAGCGAACCACTGCGGTCACTCCACCCAAGGCCAAGCCATCGGTCCTCGACCTCATGGCCTCCCAGTACAACGTCGACCGCGCCAAGCTCCTCGAGACGCTCAAGGAGACGGCCTTCAAGGGTGCAACTGAGCCGCAGCTCATTGCCCTCTGCGTCGTCGCGGGCCAGTACAACCTCAACCCATTCCTCAAGGAGATCTACGCTTTCCCCGCGAAGGGTGGCGGCATCGTGCCCGTCGTCGGCGTGGACGGCTGGATAAAGATGACGAATGCCGCGCCGGGGTTCGACGGCATCACCTTCGCGTTCGCCGGCGAGGGTGACGACCTCGAGTGCACTGCAACAATCCACATAAAGGGCCGGAGTCACCCGGTACAGGTGACCGAGTACCTTTCCGAGTGCCACCGCAACACCGACCCGTGGAACACCTGCCCGAGGCGGATGCTCAGGCACAAGGCGCTCATCCAATGTGCCCGTGTCGCCTTCGGCTTCTCCGGAATCCACGACCCCGATGAAGCGGGAGAGATTGTCGACATCCAGGCCGAAGTGACGCCCGTGCCTGAGAAGAGGCCGGCTGCCTTGCCCGCGAAAGTGGATCCTGACATCGAGCCAGCGACTCCCCAGCAGGCCCTGGCCGGACTCATCCTTAGCAACGGCTTCGATTTCGAAACGTTCCGCGAGTGGGGTCGGCAGAGTGGGAACCTCAAGGACGCGGACTCCCTGGGTTCCTTTGACGACCTGTCCCCCGACGATGCCAAGCGGTGGCAGATCGCAGGCAAAGGGTTGCTCCTCCAACTCAAGAACATCACCGCCGCACGCGCATGAACACCGACATTGTTCCATTCCGGGTCGCCGGGGAAATGGTCGAGATCCACCCGGACGCAGAGGCACTTCGCGACTGGGCGCTTACCGTTGGCGCCCTCATCGGGAGGGTCAGCGACGAGGCCTCCAATGCCGAGGCGACTGAAGCCATGCGCGGCATCAAGGAGGTCCTGAATTCCGCCGAGGCGGCTCGCAAAAAGATCAAGGAGCCCATCCTTGACCTCGGGCGAAGGGTCGATGCGGCCGCGAAGAAGTTCAGCGAACCTCTGGATGCCGAATTCAAGCGCCTCCAGCGCATCACCGCGGACTATCAGACGGAGCAGATCGCGAGGATGCGGGAGATCGAGGACGCCCGGCGCCGCGAGGCCGAGCGCCTCGAACGCGAACGCCAGGAAGCCGAGCGCAAACTGCGCGAGGAGGAGGAACGCAAGCTCGCCGAGGCCCGCAGGAAGGCCGAGGAGGAGATGCGGGCTGCCAGGACGGAGGCCGCACGCAAGGCTGCCGAGGAACGTGCCAGGGCAGAGAAGGAACGCATCGAGCGCGAGGCTGCGGAGCGGTTGAAGGTCGAGGCCGAGCGTGCCGAGCAGGCGCAGCAGATGCTCCCTCCGCCGGCGGCGCCGGTGCGAGCCGAAGGGCAGACCGCGAAGGCTGTCTGGAAGTTCGAGGTCGTTAACCCGTTCGACCTGGTCCGCGTGAATCCAGGATTCGTCGAGATCACTCCGCGCAGGGACGAGATCAACCGCGCGATCGCGGCCATCGTCGCCACCGGCGCCGAACCGAAGATTCCGGGATTGCGGATCTGGGAAGAGGTCGCCGTCAGCGTGCGCGCCGGCCGCATCGGCAGTGGGAAACTGATCGAAGTCTAACCCCCAACACGCCGTGCATTTGAAAGTGAGAATCAATCCTTTCGCCTCGGCCAAGCCCAGGACTCCGGCCGAGTGGCAGGAGTGCGTGGACGAATCCATCGAGGTCCTCCGGCTGCAACTCGCCTACAAGTGGCGCCTCGTCGACCACAAGGGCCGGCCGAACGTCGAGCGGTGCGAGAAGCTCATCGACGAGGCCAAGCAGCGTTTCGGAATCACGCCGCGCAACGCCGGTGGAAGGAAAGGAAGATAATGAAGAGTGAATTGGAAACCCTCTTCGCTGGCTACGCGGCGATAACGACATGAACCCTGACCTCCAAGCGATCCTCATGAACCCCGACCTCAAAGCGAAATGGGATGAAGCCGCACGCACGGGCAACGCAATTCCGGTCGGCGACGTGGTTGTCTGTGACGTCTGCAATGCCGATTACACCGAGAGCCAGGCAACCGGCGGATTCATCTTTGGTTCCTACGCCTATTGTCCTCGGTGCGCGCGGAGTCATCTGGAGAAAATTCGCGAGTACGGCGAGGAGCATCTAATCCGCGCCCGCGCTGAACCTGGCGAGGCATTCGCTGATTTCGTGCGCCGGTACCGTGGCCCGCATGCCTTCATCCGAATTCACGGAGAGCATCGATGAGCCGGGGTGCTGCAGGCAGACAATCCGTCGGGGACGTGACGACGATCCCTACTTCCTGGTGCCCCGTCTGCGAATACAAGATGGACAGGGCGACTCATTCGGGCAAGGAGCCGGCGGAACCCAGTCCCGGTGACCTTTCGATCTGCATCAACTGCGGTGCTGTTCTTTCCTTCAATGACATTCTGGTGTTGCAACGCGCGTCTGGAGATGTGCTGGCCAAACTCGACAACGACGCGCGCAAACGATTGTTCCTGTCCGTCGTCTTCATTCGTGAGCGGGGGCGCTTGCAATGAATGAACCCGAAGCGACCAGCCGCGATTGACCCATGAGGCCGGAGCCGAACAAGAGACTCGACCAGTATCGGCGGTCCCATCCGGACTATCCGGACACTGCCGCCGGCGTGAATCACGGAATCTTCCGCATCGGGGATCTCAAGGTGATCTCCTCCGGCACCAACCCCGGGGGGCCGTTATACGGCGAGGAAATCTGGCAGTGGGAGCACGTCTCGGTATCTGCCCGGCACCGGTGCCCCACCTTGGAAGAGATGTGCAAGGTCAAGGACTTGTTCTGGGGCGAGGAGGAGACCGTGGTCCAATTCCACCCGGCCAAGAGTAAGTACGTCAACCACCACCCGCATTGCCTGCATCTGTGGAAACAGGTCGGCCTAGAAATGAATCTACCGCCGAAGGAGACGCTCGCATGAACGCTTCCGAATTCGGCATCCAAGCCCAGGTCACTTGCGTGCGGCGTGAGTTATCTTACCGCCGCTTCGTTTATCCCAAGCGCATCGCTGCCGGGAAGACCACGACAACGGAGGCCGAACGCGAAATCGCCTGCATGGAGGCGATCCTCGTTACACTCACAAAGCTTCTTACCGAGGAAAAGACACGCCAGGAACTGCCCTTATTTGGTGACCTCAAACAGCCATGAAAAAGAACGAACACGAGAAGCTCGTCGAAGTTGCCGTTGAGCACTTCATCGCGCTGATGCGCGAGAGCCGGGAAAAGATCGACACGGCGATTGAAAGCATCCTGGACGAAGCGGCTGCCCACGAAACCGATCCCACGCTCAAGGTGGGCTTCTCAATCTCCCTGGACCTCGACAAGCACCAGGCGGAATTCACGCTGGCTTTTGGCCTTCGCCACAAGCTCACCAGCGATGCCGAAATCCCCGACCCGGACCAGGGCGAACTTGTCGGCATCGATGGCGAGAGCGTCACGGGCAAGCTCAAGCCGAAGCGCCGCGCCGCGAACAACTGAGCCTGTGTTCCTCAAAAACTACACCAGCGAGGTTCCGGCCCTCCGTTCTGTCGCGCGAATGGAGGAAATCCTCATTAAAGCCGGGGTGCAGTCGATCGTGAAGGAGTACGGTCCCGCGGCCGAGGTCGCGGCGATCATGTTCCGCATCGACCTGAACGGCCGCGCCATCACGGTACGGCTCCCGGCCGACAAAGCGCGTTGCCAGGATGCCCTGTGGAAGGATTACGTTGGTAAAGACCGGGTCAGTCACGACGGGCAATACGTCCTCAATCATCGCAAGCCCAAGCGCCGCGCGGCCTTTGCCGAACAGGCGGAGCGCACGGCGTGGAAGCTTGTCCTCGATTGGGTGGAAGTGCAGATCTCCATGATTGCCCTGCAACAGGCCGAAATAACCCAGGTCTTCCTCCCCTATATCTGGGACGAATCCCGACGGGTTACCTTCTTTGACCAGGTCAAAGCGGAACGTTTCGCCGCCCTGCCGGCACCGGAAGCGGTTCCGGCCTGATAAACTCAACTGAAACCTATCTCCCCATGTCCCTGAAGCTTCCCTATCTCGAGCCTACTGGCGGTCCTTTGTACTGGATGAACGAACAGGGCCCACTCAAGGCCGCCGTCCAGCGATACCTGAAACAAGAAGAACTGCGCCCGGGCGAATTCGACCTGGTGCGCGATTACTGCGTTTACTGGGCGAAGGCGCCGGCGTGGCGCGTCCCGGATTCTGACAAATACCAGGAGGCCGTTCAGAATCTTGAGCAGGCAACCACGCTGGAGGCCCTGGAGAAGTCAATTCGTTGGCTCCTCGACTTTGGGATCGATCCTTTCTGACACCTGCCTGCAATGCCCGAGCCGGTCGTCAGCTTCTGGGTTCCGGGGCGCGCGAAAACACAGGGGAGCAAGACAGCAGGGCTGGTGCGCACACGCGATGGCAGGGTCATACCCACCATGCGCGAAAGCGGCGGCGCCGAATGGCGTGCTTGGCGATCGCAGGTTCGCGACGCTGCGATCGCCGCCTTCGGTGATTTCCGCGCCCCGCTCGACGGGCCGATCTCGATTGCCCTGACCTTTTTCTTCGTTCGGCCGAAGGGGCACTTCGGCACGGGCTGCAATTCCGAACGACTGAAGGCCGACGCCCCCACCCATCCCTGGGGTTGCCGGGACGACATCGACAAGCTCGCCCGCGCAGTCAACGACAGCCTGGCAACGGTCGTCTTTGGCGACGACGGGCAGATCGTGAGCGCCTACCTGGCGAAGCGGTTCGGCCCGACCTACGGCCTCCAGATCCAGGTCTTCGCCGAACCGGAGGCCGTGCTTGCGCTGCCAGATGCCAAACAGCTCGCCTTGCTGTGAGCCAGCCTCTCACTGGAATCGTCCGACGACGCTGGTCCGATCTTCCTAGGACCGAGTACGCGCTCATCCTATCCCTGGCGGACATGGTCGATTCGAGCACGCGGCAATGGCGCACGACGTGGGAGGATTTATCCCGGCGATCCCGATGGCCACTGCGTACAGTAACTCACGCAGGGTACCGACTCAGAGATGCTCGCTGGATCCAAATCCAGTCTACAGGCAGAGGAATCGTCATAACGCTTACCCCCGAATCAGGGGTTTCCATTAAGCAGTCTGGTCGGCAACCCATTGCCGATCAGAAAGGCAACCCATTGCCGACCAGATCGGCAACCCGCGGCCTACCAGATCGGCAACCCACTGCCGATATTGACAGCCCCCCTCATACTCCCCCTCGGGCGAACGCCCCTTCACGCCCTTTCTCCGGTAACGCGAAGGGTAAAATGTGTGTGAGCACACCTAACCTGGGCAATGGGCCGGGCACACACACACCGGCCGTGCCGGAGGGGAAAAAGCGAATACCCGCCGTTCTCGAAGTCCCGACCTTTGAACCGCTCGACACCCGCATGGCTCCCAGGCTCCGACGGCGTTATGCCGACCAGGTCGAGGCCATCCTCAAATCCAAGCTCGTCGCCATCGATAACCACGTTCTTCGCAATGGCGGGGACAGCGCCTTGTCAGAAGCCGCCTCGACAGCCATTCGGGAGCACCTCGCAGCCGTGAAGGCCTGGGCCGTTGGCATCCGACCCAAGGCGTGACGTTATCCCGGCCTGCCCCAATACAATCACCCATGCCTAAAGCACCCAAAGAATACCTTGGCGACAGCGTCTACGTCTCGTTCGACGGGATGGTGTACACGCTCACCACCGACGACGGTCTCGGCCCCACGAACACGATTCATCTCGAGCCGGCGATCGTGAACGCCTTCCTCGATTTCAAGCAGCGCATGGAGGCGCAGCAAGGCGAAGCCCCGAATGAACCGCCGGATCCGTCATGAACGCGCGGTATATCCTGAATGCGGACGGCAAACCCGTCTCCGAGCCTGACC